TATGCATTACCAAGAACAGGTGAAGATATAACTGCTCTTGTATTTGGTGTGATTTTATCTGCAACCTGATCAAGATTCCAATTCAAATCCTCCCAAACAATATCAACAAATACTGGTTTCAATCCACATTGTGCAATAGGAGCTACAGTAGTCGCAAATCCACATGCACAGACAATAATTTCGTCACCATCTTTCCATCCAAAATATTTTTTAAGAGCAGCAAACATTACAAGATTTGCAGAACTCCCAGAATTTACCATTACAGAATGTTTAAATCCAAACTTTTGTGAAAATTCATGCTCAAATTTATTAACCTTTTCTCCAGATGATAACCACTTACCTTTCATAACAGAGTAAATAAGTTCTCTGGCTTCAAGGTCATCCCAATAAGGACCAGAATAAAAAACAGGTTTACCTTCTTTCCAATTCTTATTTGCCATAAATGGAAAGATATCATCATCCATCTCTTTGGCAGAGTCAATAAAATTTTCAATCAACTGATACATATTCTTTATCTCCACCAATACATATTCTACAAGACACCCATTAAGTTGTCAATTTCCAATATTTATTAGATTTCCTGAAGGTCTTCAGTCCACATCATATATAACAATCTTTCTATCAAATATGACTCACCAGAAGTGCTTTGAAATTCTTCAGGTGGTTCATATGAAACAAAAAACTTTAGTTTTTCATAAAACTCTTTACTAAATTTTAAAATATTTGCTTTAGGAACAACATAGTTTCCGCCAGGAGCAAATCTATTAAAAGGAAAATTAGGAGGATTTTGAAATAGTTTACCAAGCATTTGTGGAAAAGTTGAAAAGTGTCTTGTATAGATTGTTTGATTAGACACTGCTTCCCATGTCGGTTGAATAAATCCTCCACCATTACAAACAAAAGCCGTACTGTCATGAAATCTTTCAATAGGAAGAAAATACTCGGCAGTCAAAGCACGATAAAATCTTTCACGAGTTGTATAATACTCTGCCCCACCTTTATCTTCAGGTCTTTGAAACATATTTCCTTTTATGAAAATACAAACATCAGGAAGTTTCTCATAATGCTCCACAATATATCTCATTATATCATAGATGTTTTCACCAACATTGGGAGAACGAATACTTTCGCCAAGATGACTCCAATCCTTTTCAACATCACTTCTATCATAAATGATGGTATTTTCTGGTGAAAACCCATAATCATAAGTAGTGCTTAGCCACTCAAGATCAGAATTATGATTTGATACTACTAATGTTTTTGTTGTCATTTTACATCCTCAATATATTTTTGAAAAAAATTATTTAAATCTAAATTATATAATTCCATTTTCTGTGCCTGTAAGAACAGGTCGTTATTTTGTACCAAAAGTTCTTTTGTTATTTCACTATACTCATCAACAAAAAGAACTGGATAATCTTTAAACAGTTCCTCTAGATAAGAGTGCCTTTTCATAATAGGAACCCTTCTCATATACAGAACTTCCCAGTTGCGGTGACAGTCAATAGCATTACCACGAGGACAAAGAACAAATTTGCACGATTTAATCCCCTCAAGAAAAGTTGAATAACCAACTCGATTTTGTTCAACAAAGGTCCAGGATTCATTTTGAAACTTTTCTTTCAATCCAGATCTTTCTGAATGATTATTTTCATTATGATTAATATAAAGAAGTTTGTATGAGTTTGGATTACTTTTTTCCATCTCCTCCTGAAGAAGTTCAATTCTATTATCACTCATAGACATTCTTCTTTGAACTCCATAAGGAGCAGGAATTACCTTTTCACCAAAAGATACTGCATTGACTGCAACAATTCTAATCACATTGTCAGGAATAGAACCAAATATAAATTCATCAGTAGGTGTGTCTTCCAGATTAGTAAAAATGACAAATCTCATATCAGGAAAATTGCCACATAATTTAAGAAGATCACTCCTTCTATGAAGAGATTCAATATATGGCCGGTCTTCAGGTTTGACTTCAACAATATCTCTTTTATACAGTCGTATATTGTCAATAAACAAAGTCATATAATTACGACTCTTCTTTATTTCAAATAACTTTGACACAAACTCCACATTCATAAGATTTGCATCTTTCATAAAAGAGGTATAAATGTTCCCCCATTGTCCTGACTGATCACCAAAAGAATAATCACACAGTTCAGATAATGCTACACCTTCAATTAGTTCCATGGTTTAATAAATTCTGCATACTTGTCCTGATTCTCTACAATATATTCGGGGTATGAATCATCAATCGGTACAGCTTTATATGTCATGCCACGATTCAAAGGATCGAGACCTTGTTCTACTTTTTCTTCAGCATTAGAAACATTAACATCAGTGTTGTTTTCAGTATGCTCATAAGATGCTAATTTTAATTTAAAGTTTTCAGCATTGCCCAAAAAGCTAAAATGCCAACCACCATCCTCAATCCTATATGCATTTTTGTGATCTTGACGATGCTGATCAATTGTTGTTGATTTTAAATGTTTCCAAGTACAAATTCTTGATCCCATCCAATCATCTTGATATAGGAAATTCAGTTTGTAGTAGTAGGCATTGCAGAGAGTCACATAGTGATTGTTAGGATCAAACCAGGAAAGGTCTTCTAGGACATATGGGTTAATAATTTCATCAGCATCACTAGTGATCACCACGTCCTCATCAGATACTCCTGCTTTCTCAATACCAAAAGCACTATTGTTTCTGTTGTAGATAGCACGTTGGAAACGAATAGGAATATCAATAAACCTGGTTCCATATGGATCTTTATCATTATAGGCCACATGATACTTGGTCTTTTCAAGCATGTGACTAAAATCATTAGGAATCTCTTCAGTCACATGATGAATAATCTTATCGTTCAACTTACCAAAACGATCTTTGTTCTCTTGATAGTAGAGAGGTTTTTCATTACCACTTACAGTGAATGGAGATTCCGTAAGAACAAAATAATCAACAACATCCTTAAGAATATTCAACCGCATCTCCAACAATTCTAGTTCGTTGAAGAAGATAAAGGAATCGAAAACTTTCATTTGATAGTACCATACATTACTTTTGGATTAGATTCTACACCATGTTCTCCATAAAAATTAACTTCATGAGTATCTGACATGATTTCTACAAACTCCTGGTGAGACATATTTCCATGATCAACATGGAAGTCATTGTGCATCAGATAAAATCTGTCCGACTTTTTCACAAACTTATTAATATATTCCATCTGTGTTTCCCGATCACATTCAGACAAAGCATAGTTGCTAATGAACAGATCAAAGTTTTCCTCTACCTCAATCTCTTCGCCCCGATGAGACAAAGTGGGTAGATCAAACTCGGAAAGATATTTACGAGAGAGTTCATTACATTCTTCAAGATCAATCAGAAGATAATTATCAAAGTCAATGAAAGAACTCATGATTTTACACAAACCACCATAACCACCACCAACTTCGACAATAGATTTCATTCCCGTGCCAAATGCATTAATAATATCAGAAACATTCTTGATATAACGAATGGTTGTAGGTGACATCATACCTACATCAGGATAATCAAACATTACTGGATTACCAATCGTGTCATTCTGTTTGATTTCATCTAGTTTGTCTTTGTAGTCAATTTCAATCTCATCAAGATAGAGTTGACCCTCTTCTTGAGAAACATGCTCTAGAACATGACGATACGCTCCAATACTCTTGAAAGTGTTGAAATAATCTGAATTAACTGCTGCATAATGACACACCTGCAGATATGGCTTCACTGCAGAATCTTGTAGAGTCCAACTCATTTACAAATAACCTCCTTACAATCAATACCCAACATAGTCTTACATGGTTTCCATCTTTCCTCTGGGACAACTGCAGGATCAACCCACCAGTCCTCATAAGGATTTCCCTCGTTCATCACATTTTTAGCAACCAACTGATATCCATGCGACTTTAGGATACGTGCTTGTTCGTCTTGACTGTCAGGCCCATCACAATAGACATCAGTTTCATATGTGATGACAGAGTATCTATATTCATCTAAAGGGAGTGCCTTAAGAGCATTTAGAGTTTGCTCTGCAGGTTCAATGTCAAGTTGAAGATAGTCAATTTGTTTAGGATAGTTTCTCTCTTCAAATAAAAACTTGTAATCAAATTTTGTTGCGTCTGCACAGATACATTGATTCCTTCGCATCGTATTGAAGAACTGAACTTTATCACCATCCACTTCAAAAGACACGCCCATCCAATCAAACTCAGTTTCTAGAAGATAGGTATTGCTGATAACTCGTGGTTGATCTGCACCGATCTCAACATATACTCCATTCTTTTTACCATCAAGCATGGAAAGAACAAACATATCTTGCATCGATTGTGCATAATTGTTTGTAATATTTTCGGATCCAGGAAACTGATATTTGAGATTATCAAAGTCAGAATTAAAATACCTAGGACACTTAGGCCAATTAGCTTCTTGCATAGTCAGTTCTTCCAATAATCGTAGATTCCTTCAGTGACTTCATATTCCATATTTTTCACTTTTCTATTAGGTTGTTTCATTGCCCATACAAACATATCTTCAATTAACTCTTCCAGTTTAGTATTATCTTTGAATTTAAGCAAGTTTTTTGCCTTATCATGATTACAATATGCGTGCTTTGCTTCGTGTCGTGGTGGGCCATGTTCAATGGGAACATCATACCCATACTTCTTACCAATAGATTGAACTGTTTCAGCAACTTGATTCAAAGTAAAGTATTTGTCTGCACCGATATTAAAGGTCTCCCCATCAAACTCTGACAAGAGAATATCAAACGGTTCCATGTAATATCTGATATCAGAGAAAGCACGAGTCTGTTCTCCATCACCATAGACAAGAATGGGTTGACCATTCAGAGTCTTACGAATAAAGATACCAATCACATTACGATAACGATCCCAGATATTCTGATAGATACCCAGAACATTATGAGGACGGACAATATTATATCGCAGTCCAAACTGTTGATTAGCCATCTTTAAATCACACTCTACAGCATACTTTGCCATACCATAGGGATCGATTGGTTGTGGTTTCTTATCTTCAGTGAAGGGGGGTTCCTGTTCTCCATAGACTGCCATACTAGATGTAAAGATCATCTTTGTATTGTAAGTAATGCAAGGATTGATCAAGTTAGCAGAGCAAATAAGATTATTCCGATAGTTGTAATTACGAATAAAGGGAGACAGTCCCTCTGCAGCATATGCGGCAAAGTGAAGTAAGACATCTGGACGATGCTCCTCAAAGAGTGCCTCTACTTTCTTGCGCCTCTCCAGATTGAGTTTCACAAACTGAAAGTTCTCACCCTTTGGAAGAAATGCTTTATGTCCACCAGATAAGTCATCAATACCAATAACAGTATGACCATTGGTAAGAAGATGTCTTGCATAATTTGCACCTAATAATCCGGCACATCCAGTAACAAATATTTTCATCGATACTCTAAAATAAATTTTCTTTGCTCTTCTGTATTTTTCCAACTACATGGAAAAACAGGAAGATAATTATCCAATTCCATCAAATGAACATTTATATCTGTATTGAAAACCATACTATAATTTAAATGTTCTGTCAATAAAAGATCTGTCGTATATAAATTTTTTATACTTTTAGAGCATAAAACTGCTGCCATAGCAAAAGTTCCTACCCCAGATAATGCAACATTTTTTGCTGACATGAGTGTTGCAAAATCGTCTGCAACACTTGATGATTGAATTTCAACTTTATTTATTTTCTTTAGTTCATGAATGATTGGATTTTCAGTATCAGGCTCTGTTATCAAAATACATTTGTCGAAAGATTCTATCAAATTTAAATAAAAAATAAGAGGATTTGGAATATAGTTAGTTGGCGGATCAAATATTCTATGATAATTATCTCCACTTCTTAAATGCATAACAATAGTATCATCACCTATAACATCTTTTTTAGGAAGATCTAATTTATCAGATACAATACTTTTACATATTCTTCTAATGTTACCATACACATATTCTTTAGGTATACCTATTTCATTACCACCTTCATATATACCTTTTTCACAATGAACTAAAGGTTCCCAAGAATAAAATCTTCCAGATCCTCCAAAATCATTTTCTCCAAAAACAATATTAAATTTTTGTATAATCGAATGATCTAAATTTTGGCTAACAGAAGATGAGTAATATTCAGCAGCCATAATTGAGTTGGCAACTTGCTGAATATTATTTCCCAATCTACCACTCCAATGTGATACAGAATATCTCATCACATATAGTCCTTTTTCATTTCGTTGAATACTTTTCGAATACCCACATCAATAGTGGTTTTAGGAACCCACCAATCAAGAATAAATGTATCTGCGGTGTTCCTTTTATCCATCTGAACATTGTCTTTAGCAAGTCCAGACTTAATTTTTACATCATGCATTCCTTCAATTGAGAAGCAACCTTGAATGATATTAGCAACTTCTCTAATAGTATTGGAATGAAATGAGGTAATGTGAAGAGGATCTTCTGGTTTGAAATCAGTAAAGTTTTCCATTACGGTTTCAAGAGCTTCACAACAATCCTCTGCATACAAAAACTGACGTTCTTCAGTACCATCAGTCATCATCTCAAATTCTTTTTCTTCAAATCCTTTCCGAATGAAGTCTGTGATGACATGAGCTTTGTCTAGATCTTTTTCTATACCATAAACATTCCAGAACTTAACAGTCAGTCCTTTGAGTGCGGTAGTATAGAGTTCTCCAAGTTTCTTACAAGCACCATAAGGAGAGTAACTCATATTACTCATTTGAGATGATGCAAACACAAACCTTTTATTGTGCTTTTTGAGTAAATCAAAAGTTTGAGCCATTATACGGGTATTGTTATTGATAAAATCAAAAGTATGTTGATACTTTTTCAGATATCTCGACCCACCAACATCAAATGCAAGGAAGAATACAAAGTCAGCATTCTTGATTGCACGATCTAGATTATGATTTGGAATCTGGGTAAGGTCTTCACCATGATGACGGGCAACATCAAACTCCGTAACTTCATGATTTTTATCACGAAGATACTCTGTGAGATATGCACCGATTTGGCCTGAAGATCCTAAAATAGTTACTTTCATTTTTTATCAATCTGCTCCAAAATCCAATTGTAAGTTTTGGCAATGCCCTCTTCAAGAGTTTGAGAATAGTCCCAATCAAGTTCCCTACGAATGACATCGTTGTTAGAGTTGCGTCCACGAACACCAAGAGGAGCATCCAGTTTGTGTACCTTTCTTACTTCTTTATTAGCAACCCTAGCAGCAGTTTCTACAAGTTGATTGATAGTAACCATCTCTTCGGAACCAATATTCACAGGACCCATGAAGTCACTGTCCATCAGTCTTCGAGTTGCTTCAATGCATTCGTCAACGAACAAGAAGGAACGAGTTTGTAGGCCATCTCCCCACACTTCGATTGCTCCACCTTCCTCTGGGAGGTAAGCGACTTTACGGCAGATTGCAGCTGGTGCTTTTTCTCTTCCACCTTCCCAGGTTCCTTCGGGCCCAAAAATATTGTGATAGCGAGCAACTCTAACAGGGATCCCGTAATTGCGATTATAAGCAAAGTATAAACGTTCCGAGAAAAGTTTTTCCCATCCATATTCAGAGTCGGGGTTAGCGGGATATGCAGATTCTTCACGACAATCGGGATTATCAGGGTCTAATTGATTGTGCTCTGGATACATACATGCTGATCCAGAATAAAATATTTTAGTTCTATTTCCTACTGTCTCATTGAACTTACGTTGTTCATCAAGAACATTGAGATTAATTGTAACAGAATTATGCATGATGTCTGCATCGTTCTCACCAGTGAAAACAAAACCTGCACCACCCATATCAGCAGCGAACTGATAGATCTCATCAAATGGTAGTACAAACTTTTCAGCAATCTGCTGATAAAAGTTTCCAAGATATCCAGAGAAACGAATACATCGACGAACAAAATCTACATCACGAAGATCGCCTTGAATAAATTCATTTGCTTCAGTTTCAGAAAACTCTGGTCGTTTAAGATCTACACCTCTTACCCAGTATCCTTCTGAACGAAGACGCTTTACCATATGACTTCCAATAAAGCCACCAGCACCAAGCACCAGTGCTGTTTTCTTATATTCACTCATAATTCAATAAAACTCCTATTATATATCATACATCAAGAACAGAGATTTTTCAATCCTTGCTCAAGAGAAATACTGGGAACAAACCCCAAAGTTTTTAATTTATTAGTATTGATGTAAAAATTTGATGGTAACACTGCCTTGTTAAAATCTGGAGTTTCAACAGAAACAAATTGACTTTTACTATTCAATAGTTCTCTTGCCTTTTCCATAATGTTTCTAAAAGGCATTGATTCTCCACTAGCTACATTGTAAATAGAGTTCATCTCTCCCTTGTCCATAACAAGTTTTATACCCCTACACACATCATCAGCGTGAGTATAATCCCGAATATGACTGCCACCATCATGAAGAGTAATTGTCTTATCCTCTTTCATCAAATTAATAAGAAACCCAAGAACATTTTTCTTTGGTGATACTGTCTTATCATCCCCATACAAATTAGCAAGACGAATGATTCGATACTTGACATTAAATGTTTGACAGAATGAAATAATCAATTGCTCTGCAGCTCTCTTTGTAATCGAATAAAATCCTCTGGGATCACAAGGATCAGTTTCTAATGCATCATTTATATTCAAACCATAAACAAAACCAGTGCTCACATAATTAAATACAATATTTTCGTTTTTACATTTTTCTAATGTTTCCAGCAAGATTTTAAGATTAGTATCAACATCAATCTGAAGATTATCAAAGACATTGTGATTTGTTGTTGTACTGATCAAATACAATATGTTATTTGATTGAGGTTCTCTCTCATTCCTAGGTATTTGTGTAATTTGGTCAGGAAAAAGACGACAAAAAGTTCCACCAATAAAACCGGTGGAACCATAAACGGAAATCTTATCACTCATATTCGTACTTATCACACTCTTCAAAAGTTTTTCCTTGCGAATCTTTTAGAGAAAGAACTGGATTTCCTTCAAATCCCCAATCAATATTCAGTTCCGAATCATTCCATAAAAGAGTTCTATCATGTTCTGGGTAATAATAATCAGTAGTTTTATATACTATCTCTGCCAAATCACTGACTACATAAAAACCATGAGCAAATCCAGGCGGAACCCACAATTGTAATTCAGGCCTATCAAGTGTAATTCCAAACCATTTTCCAAATGTTTCTGATGTTTTACGAAGATCTACAATTACATCATACACAACACCAGAAATGCATCTTACCAACTTTGCTTGAGGATGTTCAATCTGATAATGCAGTCCTCTCAATACACCTTTACTAGATTTGGAATGATTATCTTGAACAAAAAATTCTGTTCTACTTACATTTTCTCTAAATTCTTTGGAATTAAAAGACTCCATAAAAAATCCTCTATCATCCTCATATTTTTTTGAGGTGATTACAAATGCATCTTTTAGATTAGTTTCTGTGATTTTCATACCATTCAATTGTTTGTTGAAGTCCATAGTCAAGGGAATATAATGGTTCCCATCCAATGTGGTTTTGGATCTTTTTAATGTCAGTGGAATAACGTCGGTCATGACCAGGCCTATCCTTGACATATTCTATCATACTTTCGTCTCTACCCATATACTTTAGTATTTTCTTTACAAGATCAATATTTCTAATCTCACACTCTCCACCAATATTATATTTTTCACCAACTTCACCATACTTCCATACTTGAGTGAGTGCTGCACAATGATCCTTTACATACAACCAATCACGAACTTGCAATCCATTACCATAAACTGGAATTTTTTTATTGTCAAGAATATTACAAATTGTTTGTGGAATTAATTTCTCTTTATATTGTCTTGGGCCATAATTATTTGAACAGTTTGTAATAATTGCAGGGAGATCATAAGTATTATGATATGCCATCACAAAATGATCACTTGCTGCTTTTGATGCAGAGTATGGATTTTTAGGAGAGTAATTAGATTGTTCTGTAAATGAACCTTCTTCTATTGAACCATAAACCTCATCAGTAGAGACATGAATAAATTTTTCTACATCGTACTTCAAAGATGCATTCAATAGATTTACAGTTCCAGTGATATTTGTCTTGATGAATTCTGAACAATCTTCAATAGAATTATCTACATGACTTTCGGCTGCAAAATGAAAAATTGTTTTGACATCATGTTTAGTGAAGACATTATCATACCATCCATCTTCTGCAATGTCACATGGATACAAAGATATATTTTTAGGGAGATTGTTAGTATTTGCAGCATATGTAAGTTTATCAATGCAAATAATTTCATCATCAGTATTTTCAATTATATGATGAAGAAAATTACTTCCAATAAATCCTGCACCACCTGTAACTAAAATTGTCATTTTTGATTATATTTTTCCAAAAGTTTAGGAGAGTATTGTTCCAACTCATCAATATTTGTCTCTGCTCCTTGTACAGTTTGTTCTCTTTTTTTCTTTTCAAGAAAATAAACTCGATTACGAAGTTCAGAAGAAGCATACTTGTGCCTCCTCAAATGATAATGAATTTCTATGCCATTGTCAATACAATATTGCTTCCCAGTGAAATCCCTATCCTTATATTCTTCACTAAGGAATCTAACATCTATATTTTGTGTTTGAATGAGATTCAATAAGTCTTCTTCCGTTTCATACACAAGAATTTCATCGACATATTTACAACTCTGCAATTGAACATACCGTTCATATACAGATTGTATGGGTTTATTTTTAATCCCAGGCCTATCTACTGTAGGATCAACCTGAAGTGCAACGATTAAGTAATCACATATTCGCTTTTCCATCTTTAACATTGTCACATGACCAGCATGAAACAAATCAAATGAACTACAATTAAATCCTATTTTCATTTTAACAATGATTTATAATATATTATACAAAAAAAGATGGGTATTGCAACCCATCAAATATCAGAGAGACATTTTTTTAGAAAGTTTAAAAATTAAATCATCAACCTTTGCTTCAAGTGCCGCAATTCTTTCAGAATCTCCACCACTACCACAAGGTGTATGTGCTTTAGACTCAAGTGCTTTAAGTCTTGCTTCAACTTCTACATCATACTTTGACATTGCTGCACCACTTGCAGATTTTGCTGCTGTTCCTCTTGTTGCCATATTATTAATAATTGAAATCCTTTATTATTTATTCAAGAATCTATATCTGCTCCGATATAAGTCTTTCCTGTTCTTCAAGGGGAAGAGAAGTGAAGAGTTTCCAAGCAGCATTTTTTTGAAATGTACTTCTACTCTTGTGACAATCATGACAAAGAACTTGAATATTATCAAGTTGTTCTTTAATAGTTTCAAGCCCCATTGAAAGAAATGACTGTCTAGATGTCTTTAAAGAGGGATTGATATGGTCAAACTCAAGATTTTCAGTTGAACCACACTGACAACATTTTTCTCCTTTTTGCTCATATAAAAACTTTCTTCTAGATTCTCTTTGAAGATTATTTTTTATTTTATGCTGTTCTTTTGTTCTTTTATCAGCATATTTGTATGGGTTGTTTTCCCTATATCTTCGTTGAGTTTCAGCTACTTTTTCAGGATTAACCAATCTCCATCGTCTCTTTTGAGCCGCAGCATATTCTTTGTTTTTATATGGCATTTTATTGGAGTATCTCTGGTTATTTATACCGAGATACTACTCTATCACCCCTTATTTCTCTGTAACATGGTTGTCCATCTAACCAGAGAGTATAATCAAAATCTTCCATTGCTGTCAGAAGTTGCATTTGATTATCTAAAAGATACATATCATGATATCGTTTAGTCCAAGAATCTGCTTTTTGAATTCTGTAGTCTGGAAATCCATTTTCTAAAATTCCACATTCAATATATCGATATGGAAAACGTTCCAGAATGATTTTCATCAGGCAACCTCAACAAGCAGATCTTGATAGATGTATTCCATGAGGATCTCATAATCATCGAGAGGATCTCCAGAGAATACTACTCCTTCAGATTCATAATATCGACGGACTTTTTTGTAAAGTTTTGGATTCTTTACGTCAAGAAAAAAATCTCCATTAGATGCAGCACGTAAAACGCTGATATCTTTGGTCTTAAATTTTTCAGTCAGTGCCATTGTTGTGAGTGTTATTGATGTTAGTATAGACGATAATGGAGCAACTTGTCAAGGGGCTTCATTATTGTTCTCTGTATATAGATGAAAAGGAAAGTCATCTGCTGGTGCCATTATAGCTGCCTCTCCTTTATCATTAATTATTCCTATAGTCTCACCATTTTCAACTCTCGCAAAGAGTTCATCAAAATTTTTTTCCCACTCATGTACCGTAAAAATGTCCATAAATTATTTTTTACGCATATTAATTATCCCATAAACAAAAGTAAATGTCAATTTATGTTTGTTTACACTCTAGATAATCTTTTAGTGGATCTTTTCCTGTAGCAACAATTTGAAGAGCTCTTTTGTAGAAGAAGTTATTAGTATTTCCCGATGCTTCAAATGTTTCTTTTACTTTCACCCAATTATCATAGGTGTGTTGATCCATTTTTAGTTCTCCGTAGTGAGTCTTATCACTACTTATTATAATCAGGATTTTAAGAATTTCAATTGTGTTTTAGTATCAACACACAATTACTTATCAATTCTTAATCATGGACGCATCATGATCAAAAATTTCCATTCCCTTATCTGTTAAAATATGATTATACATCTGTTCAAAAACTTTTGGTGGCATGGTAACAATAGAAGCACCATTATACCAAGAACGAACAGCACGGTGAACACTACGAATAGATGCTGAAAGAACCTGTGTACGGCGTCCTTGAATACGATACATATCAGAAATGCCACGGACTACTTCAAGACCAGCAACAGATTGATCATCAAGTCTACCCACAAAAGGAGACACATAAGTAGCACCAGCTTTTGATGCTAACACCGCTTGTGCGATACTAAAAATCAAAGTTACGTTAGTTTTGATTCCTTTGAGAGAAAGTTTTCTACAAGCAATCAGTCCTTCGGGAGTGCAAGGAACTTTAATTGTTGCTACTTCACCAAACTTTTCAGCAAGACGAAATCCTTCTTCATACATTTCATCAGCACTTCCCATAACCTCCATACTAATGTCTTTAATTCCCATGTCTTTCAATTCTTGATAGACATCTTCTGGATTTCTACCACTCTTCATAATGAGTGTTGGATTAGTTGTAATTCCGTCAATAAGACCAGTTGAAAAATGCTTGCGAATAACTTCAGTGTCAGCTGTGTCCAGAAAAATTTTCATTGATTTTTAGTTTAGTAAATTTACTAATCGGGCATATAGGATTTGAACCTATGACCTTTCCGCCCCAAACGGAACGCGCTACCAAACTGCGCTAATGCCCGAAACGGAGAGAACAGGAATCGAACCTGCGAAGGTGTTACCCCCAGCCGCTTTCAAGGCGGTGTCCTCGACCAACCGGACTCTCTCCAATTCAACGAACCTCAAAGTCCAATTTACGAACTTTACGTTGTCGTCTTTGCTCCTGCCACTGAATATCTTGTTGTGACAGAACTCCCTTTTTATTTTGGGATTGATAAGAGTTTAGCATAACAACTTCAGATAAGTCAACTGCTGAAACTCTATCACCACGAATAGTTGCCATGTTTGGACATCCACAAGAAACCGTCTTATTCTGATGTCCCTCCAACTCCCTACCACAGGAGCGACATCTAATTTTTATATTTTCCATTGTATTGTTCTGAACTTCTTCAATTTTAAATTTATTTATACTTTCAATTGCTGTCTTGTCATTCTAACATATTCATCTCTAATCTCTTCTCCATAAGATTGATTACTATCTTTCCTACCTTTACAACTACCAACTCCACAAAATCCACAATTTTTGCCGTCAATCAAATAATTCAAAACAATGTGCTTATATGATTCCACAGGATTTTTGAAAGTAATTTCTGAAATGTCAACTTTATTAAAAACCAATAATGATATTGTATTGAAAACAAAGCTCATTTGATTCACATGTTGCAATCCATTCACATCACAGAATTTATGATATTCTTTCTTGTCAGAATGATACAAACTATAGAGAACAGAATAAATGCTACCTATTTTATGTTTCAATTCTTTTGATTTAAAAATGTCTGCAACATCAGACACTTTGGATTTTGTTGAAATATCTGTTATTGAATTTTTATCCCATGGAAAATTCCAATCACTTTGAATCATATAATCAAGCAATATCCTTAAGTTTTTTGGTTGTGGATTACTTAAATAATTTCCCCTACCATCTAGATAATTTACTTTGAGATAATATTGTTCATTATCTTTATCTATAACTTCTCTATCTAAAATTTCAATAGAATTCATTTCAAAACCACCTTCATCATAAAGATTCTCAAAAATATTCAATTCTTTAATCCCACATGCACCCAACCAATCAGTAAAATGAGGTTGATATCTTTCTTGAAATATTCCAAATTTATCTTTAAAACATTTTTTTGATACTATATTGCCCATATAGAATACAGAGTGACGATCAATATACTCATACTCATCATTCATATCATCTGGATGTATATAATGCATAGAATAAGGCACCCCTATACCCTTATAATAATTTTTTTCTCCCTTACATACTCTACCATCAATATATTCAATAGTGTCAGAGATATGAATAGAATTTACCTGATTGCCAGATTTATTAAAAATTGGAATTTCCATGAATAAAAATATAAAATTTATTTTGATTTAATAATGTATTCAACAGTATTAGCAACATCATCCATCGCATCTCTTAAAAGTGGTTGTTGGCCAGAATGACACTCTGATACCGCACCTTTTTTAGTTTCTTCGCAGAGAGTCCATCTCCACTGCTTCATACTTTTAGAGTACCACAAATTAATTTTCATTTGTGTGCTCCTTGCCGACCAAAGTATATAATTTTCGAAGTTCACACATCATAATCATGTGTTCACTTTCCATATCACTAATCCTATATTGAAGATTTTCAATCATTTCATATAGACTTTCATGATTTAGTTTTTCAGATGGTTTGAAAAATTCTTTGATTGTCCTTTTAAGTTTCTTTTTCATCAATCAAAAACAGGTCGCACATTATAGTTATAACGTCTCCTCATCTCTTTCATTTGTTCAGGATCATTTCCATAAAGGCCCATATTCATATAAACACAATCAAGATATCGAAGTTCCTCACGAGTGGCATCCGTAGTAAATGCATCGCAATAAGATAAAATTTCTTGAGGAACTTCTACCTTTTGATACTCAATATCAATATAAAAAGGAACGGTCATTAATATTCACCAATAAAAGATTTACATTTTTCCACATTCTTTTTACAAAACTGTCTTGCATATCCATCAACATCCACTTCCATTTTATGATGTGCCCGATTATGCATTACACCTATAAGGATTAAAGTTCCTACAATCAAAAGATTGAAGTGAGTGACTGGAGATAGTAAAATTTTTTTCATAAAAAAAGAGGGCCCGAAGACCCTCATATTATAGCACTTATTCTGAAAATCAGAAAGCGTACTTCAGACCCAGTTTACCACCAACGTTCAGATCTTCGAACTCTTGATCAGTAGTAGCAGCAGAGAGTTCACCATAAGCAGACAGTTGATCGGTCAGACCAGCAGAAACTCCGACTTTACCAGAGAATTCGGTGGAAGACTCTGCACCGTCAGGGGAGACGATCGAAGGGCCACCTTGAATATACCATGCAGCAGAATCACCAAGACCAGCTTCATAACCTACGTGCAGATCGGTGACGGCTCCGGAGTAGTCATCTCCAACCCAACCAGCATTGGTTTCCACATTCACGTAGGGACCTGCAAAAGCAGCACCAGCGGACATGGAGAGAGCAGCAGTTGCTGCGAATACAGATTTGATCATTTTAGATACCTCGTTAAATTTACTTGCGGAATGGTTACCCGCAGATGATGGATCGGACTCGACTTCCCGATCGCAGATTTAGTATACCACACTACTGTGGTCCGGTCAACAAAACTGATGCGAGTACTTGAGGCATCTTCTGTTTGTTGTAATTCGTAACATTAAAGTTACGAACAAGTATTTATACGGAAAACTTTTTAGGGTTTACCGAAGCGGGATATCGGATTCGAACCGACGACATTCAGCTTGGAAGGCTGACGTTCTACCAACTGAACTAATCCCGCAGTTGTAGAGTTCCGGCATGGACTCTACGATGACAATTAGAACACAGACAAACACATTTGTCAATCTCTGTTTTAATCTTTTCTAAAGAAGAGTTATTATGTATTAGTTTACTAATACCATGCTCTTTCTCTGTATGATCCAAATGATGAAAATCTATCACCACAGGATCATTTTCACCACAAACAATACAAGGTGTCATTTGTTCTAAAACAAACTCTTTGTTTCGTTTAGAACGTGCTTCACGTAATTCTTTACGTTTTTGCTTGACATCTGACCGTTTATCATACTCCTTTTTATAAGCAGTTTGATAACGTTGTCGGTCTTCTTTGTTTGCGTATGGCATGTATCACGGGGTGTAGTAACATTATTTAGTTAACTAAACCCTTTAACCATGAGACAAGTATAACCTGTTTGGATTATCTTGTCAAGTGTTTATTCAAAGATAAACTCTTGCCATTCTGGAACTTTTGAATCAGTCAAATCTATAAGGACTTTACTAATCGGTGCTTTTGGAGTTGAAGATAACTTCATTCCAGTGTGTTCCAGCATCTTATCACCCTTTTTAATATTACAAGGTGAACATGCAACCACTAAATTTTCCCAGGTATCTTTACCACCACGGCTACGCGGAATAACATGATCAATGGTTAAACTTTTTGTCGATCCACAATACTGACATTTATTTTTATCTCTCTTGTAAATCAAGTTTTTAGTTGGATACATATTGTTCATTCTACTAAATGGAATAATAACATAGTTTACCAATCGAATCACTCGTTTTGATATTAACTTTGCTTTTTCTTTGAACAATAGTATAATTGCTCTTTTCCAATTTGTAAAGTGAAGAGGTTCATAAGAACTATTAAGAACTAAAATTGTCGAATGAGGTTCTACAATTTCCATATTAGTTCTCGCCTGTAATAATATTTAGAGTAAGGTTAAGGATGTTAATATAAGACAAAACCGAAATTTTGTCAAGCCTCCGACAAGATTTGAACTTGCGACCTTTGCTTTACAAAAGCACTGCACTACCACTGTGCTACAGAGGCAA